TGATTAATAGTTGCAGCAGTAGCAGACGAAAGATCAGTAACTAAACCAGTCTTAGTTAAATCAGCAGTTTCACCCCACTTAGCATTAGAAGTAGCAGTAGCATTAGAAGACAAATTCAAAGTACCAGTACCATTAGTAAATTGAAGATAACGATCACTATTAGAATTATGCATATAAACATCAGCATTATTACCAATAACAGGAGCAGTAGTACCTAAAGGAATCTCAACAGTAGTACCATCATTAATTTTCTGAGGCCAAGGCAAACAAGACGTAAAATAATCATGACGCTTACCACGACGAAGAACAGTAGAATAATCAGACCACGTATCAGGACCATCATCAACATCTACAACAACAGAATTTTGTAAATTCTCATCACGAAACCACTCATTATAAATCAAATTATAAGCCCTTAAAGGCAAACTGTTAAATTCTAAACCATTAACAGCAGTAGGAATACCCATATAATCACCAGTAGTACTAGCAGCAACACCAGAAGCAGCAGTAATAGTTGGAATTATAAAATCAGTAGAATCAGAAGGATTACGTTGTTCACCATTAAATTTCTGCCAATTATCCCAAACAAGACGATTTGGCACAAAAAAGAAAAAACTCTCTAAATAAAGATTATCCATAATCGGAAAAAGAGGAGTAGCAAGACGAGCCAATGCAGTCATACGAAGATTAAAAGTATCACCAGGCAACACTTCATCAACAAAAATAGGAACTAAATAACCCTCATCAAAAGTAGTCTTATAACCATGAGAACGATTAAATTGAGCTCTAGGAATATTAGCCTGAGGGGATTGTGCAAAAGTATGTTGAGCACGAGACTGAACGGACTGAACGGAATGCATAAATATTACTCCTTGAATAAATAATGCTCTAAACCTTCCGCGCTATCGCTTGGATGCACCCTCAGCCTTCACAAATTTATCCCCAAAAACTGGGGATAAAATTGTGAATACTTCGGCGTGCTTATTTAGAGCCCAATAACTCTAGAGCAACTCCTAAACTAATAGGAGTGGAACCTATCGAAAAGGAAGCGCTTTGATCATCATACTCGCCTAAATGAAACAAAGTAAAGTCCTCTGGGTGCTTACCAAGCTGAGAATTAGGATCCTCAGCAGTATCACAAAAAGCACGAATAGCTTGACCACGAGAAGACATGAAAAAAGGAGCCATGTAAGCACCAACCTTTGAATCATAAACAGCAAAAATTTGTAAAATCACTATAATTCTCCATCTAAATTACGTAACAACAAAGAAACAGATTTCATCTTGCCTTTCAAACGAGACAAAAGACGGGGCTCTGTAGAATCCCCCTTTAAAACCTCCATAGAAGCCTTACGGCGAACTTTAAGAGATTCAAACTCCTCAGGGTCGGTTAATTCAAAACGACCATCATAAAACCTAGGAGGACGCATTTCACGACCTCTAAGAGCAACAGTATCAGAAGGATATACATCAGACTGAAATTTATCAAACCAAGCAGAAGCAATACCAGGACGACGAGACATAGTCGTATACTCAGGTTTCAAAACAGAACACTCGCCAGTATCAAAATCAACACTACCAACATAATGATTTGAAGCATCATCACCAGTAACCTTCTTTAAAATATAACGAGCAACATAAGCAGCAGACTCAAAAGTTGCAGAACCGACAGACGAATGACCATAAGGCCATAACGCCTCAAGAGTGGGGGAACGATATAATTTATATCCATTATTTTCCTTCCATAAATATTTATCATGAAAGTCCAAATTAAAAATAATAGCGTGATAATGAGGACGACGATACTTCTCACCATATTCTCCACAATGAAAAAAACGAATACCTTCGCCAAACCTCTTGCGAAGACGCTTCATAAATAATTGAAAATGACGTACGTTAAGTGAACCATCAACAGGAAGATACTTAGGGGAATAAGTGAGAGTAATAAAGCAATTATCCTCATATAAAGAAGCCTCATGAACACAACGAATAGCCCATTGACGAGATCGTTCTAAACGACAACCAATACAACGCGAACAAGGTAAACGTAATTTATAAAACTCAAGATTATACTTAGTACGAGGAAGAACTCTAGGTTTACTTAACTTATTAGTAGCGGGATTAAAATCACCAGGAACATATGGTAATGGTTTATAACATGGCATATAATAAAGCCTCAATCGGAAAATTGAAAGAAAAAAAGGCCCTCAGTCCAACATGGGGGCCAAACTCACGGTCAAATCTAAAGTTCAACCGAAAATTATCCTAACAAAAATCACAAACGAATACCACCACGCATTGGATGGGAATGCACATTACGATTGTTAACTTTCTTAGCATACTTAGTAAACATTTTACGAGAATGTTTTCTACCTAACTTATGACGACGCATTTTAAACTCCTTAAAACATAAAAATTAGACTTTCCATTACACTTAGAATACCTAATCAAACTAGGATAATAAGACCAACACTTATCAAACAAAACCATAAAAAAACCTTTTTAAAAAAAGAAACAAAAAAAAACAACAAAGTTGAAAAAGTGACACCAAAAAGAAACTTGGTGTCACTCCGCACCATTACATCAAGTAGGGCTATTTGCGGACCCCTCTTCGAGGGGTTTTTCTGCAACCTCCGGTTGCTTATTAATTAAACCTAATTTAACCATTTCGTCAAAATTAGAATCATCAGAAGTAAAGCTCAAAAATTGAGCAGGATCATTACCAAAACGCTTACGCAATTCTGAAGGAAGAGAATCAAATGAAGCTTGAGCTTCAATAATTAAATTCAAAGCATCCTGATAATCAGGAACAACAGAAGCATCAAAATATTGAGGTATCATAGAAGTAACATGTGAAAGTACACCTGTCTTCTTATAACGTTTCATAATATTACGAATATCACACTCAGCCTTAAAAGACTGATGAGTAAGAGAAGGATCATTACAAATTAACTGAACACGACGAGACATAAAAACTCCTTAATATAATTCACCAGTTTTTTTATTCAAACGAACATAATTGCTCGAATCCTTAGCTTTCTTAGCAGAATTAAAAACACCAATTCCACGACTAATAGGTTCCAAACCGCGATTAAGATATCGAGTAACCTTACCAAAAGTACTATTATCAATAGCAGCTTCAGCACGCAAACCAGGTTGTTGCAATAAAAGATTCTGAGCATTAATCTCAGCAACACGAGCAGAATTAGACTTCAAACGAGCATCTTGCAAAGCAGACAAACGCATAGCCTGATTCAAACCAGTATCAGAAGCAATCTTCTTATTAGTCTCAACCATATTCTTAATCTCTTGACGAGCTCTAAAAGCCTCAATAGCAGTAGAAGCCATACCAGAAGTAGTAGATTGCATAGGGGCACCAGTAACAGCCCCTTGACCAGCACCAGCAGGAGTAGAAGCACCGCCCTGAGCATAAGCTAACATAGGATTTAAACCAGCTTGCTTCATATCAGCCATAGCACGCTGATAAGCAGTAGAAGACATACGCTCTTGAAAATCCATTTGACGCTGAGCAATCTGCATATTCATTTGATTAGTAGAATCAGCAATACCACGATTAGCGCGATTAGCATCCCATTGACCCCAAGCAGAAGCTATGGGGCCAACAACAGGTAAATAATCTATCCAAGACATAAAAACTCCTTAGAAATGATCAATCAATCCAGGAACACCAAACAACGGCATAGGACGAGCACATTTATAATCAAAAAATGCATCAAATATAAAATCAGGTTGAGAAGTAACAGCCTTAACACGAGACATAGGAGCATTCTCAACAATAAAAGTAGCATTTAAAGTAGGAAGACTTCCAAACTCTTGGGCAAGGTGCCAAGAATCCAAAGTACCCGAAGCATTGCTTCGGAAAAGGCCAGTAATAGTGCTAGGCTTATAACGATACTCAGCATAACGTTCTTGGTACCCAAAAACGTCATCATCCGCACTAGTACCTTGAGCATAAATTTCCTTATTCAAAACAGTCTGCTCACCAATATGAGACAAAGCAGGCCAATAAAAATCCCATCGAATAGAACGAGACCACATACGATTCAAACCTTGCTGATAATTCAAATCAGCACGAGAAGAAATAAAACCAATAACATAACCATGCTCAGTAAATGACTTAGTAAAACCATGACCAGAAATATGACCAGTACCATAAGCAGCAAGAGAACCAAGAACAGTATCAGGAGAAGAACCAGAAACATCAGGAGCAGTCTGTGCAACAGGAGCAATATTAATCATAGATGAACCACCGCCTAAATATTCAGGACGTTGGAGACGAGCATCAGGAGAAACAACACCAAAATGACTACGAATTATCTCAGTATAACGAGTACCACCACGAGCATCACGCTCATAAAGCTTCTGTAACTGAAACGCTTGACGCAATTGATTAATAGTTGCAGCAGTAGCAGACGAAAGATCAGTAACTAAACCAGTCTTAGTTAAATCAGCAGTTTCACCCCACTTAGCATTAGAAGTAGCAGTAGCATTAGAAGACAAATTCAAAG